TGCTCATGTATTCTGTTGCAATTTTTCCCATTCTTTTCGGAAACTCATAATCACCAACAAGAGGTTGACCGTGTGAGGCTGTTGGTGTAGCTACTTTTGGAATAACAGGTCCAATCGCTCTATCTTTACAAATCCTTATTCTTGCCATTTTTGAGGCATATAGTGCTAAGTCAGCACTATTCACATTTTTAGGTAACGTTCCCATATTGCAAGGAACTTTTTGATTCATGGTTCCAACTGGTGGAAGACTATTGGGAGTAAACCAATTTAAGGAGTTAACAACCCCATTCATGCAATCAAATGCGTAGTTTTTATCCAAAGATTTTAGTGGACCTTGTTCAAGAACAAGTGCTTTTGCTTCAGGAGAAAGCCGATTCTTGTAAAATTTCTTAAACCAATCTTGAAATGGGGTTGGAAGAGAAGGTAATTGACCGTCCAATTTTCTAAAAAAATTTGCAATATTTTGATTTCTTCTTGTGATGTTGGAAGTCATCACGGTTTTTAGTTCTATGATGAGATTCAATGTTTCTTCCCCAACGCTTTCGAATTGTTTATAAAATTCAGGAGAAACCGTTTTGGTTAAAGGATCAATTGCTTGATAAAGTATATTTCCATCGATTGTATTCATATTTTATTTCATTTCCGCGAAGTTTTGTTTTTCGGAAGATGATGATTTTGTACCATAGATATGATTATAATACATTCCTTTTTTAAATTCATGAATAACCATTGTTGTGAAATATTTACCTAACAAATTTTTATCATGTTCATTCGATAGTTGATTGTCATTTCTGTTAACATTAAAAAATGTTCCAGATTTTCTTCTGGTTAGTCCTTTAATTCTAAAATATATAGCTGTATTTTTAAAAATAGATGCCATTAATGCTCTATTTCTTCCTGAATTTAATTTTTGAAACTGTTGTCCGGTTCCAAGTCCAGAAGTATATACGTGTTGAACGTTTTTATTTTCTTCTCTTAATTTATTTTTAGGCAAAATATCATACATTTGAGAATTCGGGGTATCTGATAGATTTTTAACATTATCTTTAAATATGGAATTTGTCGAATTTTTAAAATTATTTGATTTTATGGAACAAGTGAAAAAACCATTTGGATCGTAAGAATGAACAAAGTGAGTTGATATATCATTTTGAATGATATCCGCATCCGCTTTAGCATAAGAATAGTTTTCTATGATATTATAATTTACGGCATTGAATGAATTTTGAGAATTTTTTGATCCAAAATTAAGCAAACTGCCTAAACCTGAACCACTGCTATCCATTTTTCCCAAAATGAAATCTTCACTCAAGCTTCTTCCCCCACCCGATCCAAGTAATCCAGCTAGTCCGGATGCAATTGATCCAAGACCTCCTCCGCTTCCTTTAAAAATTGTGTTTTGCAAATATGTTGTTATTGGAATAAAAGTATATTTGTCAGTATATCTTGTTTTTTTAAGAATACATGGAACATAATCATTTGATTTGTCACTAACGTGATATTCCATTAAATATTCCAGATCGTCAATTGCTTTATATCCAGCATTTGTGTGATATTCCAAAAGAGATCCTCCTTTATCCCATTCACTGGATGCCACAAATCCTATTTTTGCTATTTTGTTTAAGCATTTATCTAGAAGTGATTTTATAATATCACCAGTGTACCTCTGAAAACTATCTGTGTTTTTTACTTTTTTTTCGTTGGTGTTTTTGTTGGAAAGAGTTGAGGTTCCTTGTTCAGGTGCCGTTTCTGTTTGATTTGTACCCTTCAAAGATACTTCCGAACTGCTAAAATGTGAATCTATCTCATTCAAATACTGATAGTCGGAATCCCAAAAATAAAGTCTTTTATATTTCACGCCCCTGTCCTCTGTCAGTTCTTCATCTATTTTATAAATGGAAAATGTATATTTTAAACAAAATTCTTCTCTGTCTCTTTCTGATACGGAATTAACACAAGTGTCGTTTTCTTTCATTTGAGGCATGATTTCAATAAAAAGAAAATCTCTACCATCGCCTCTAAATGTATATGGTTTAACTTTACTATTACCATCGACGCCGTTAAAACTTTCTATAACATCTTGACTATCATTAAATACAATGTATCCATACGAAAAAAAATATCTTAAGTCATCTACGATTTGAAGTTCTTCTATTGATGCATATGTGAGGCCCATTTTACTTTCTCCATTGTCGAGATATACATCGAAAATGTAATTATTATCACCTATCTGTACAACGTTTCCAGACTTCCCGCCCTCATCACCTCTCGTGAAATTTGATAAAATACTCTTAAAGTTCATTTTTGAGTTTTGTTAATATTGCCCTTACAAATTGTGGATATATGATTTTTAATTTACTCCCAGCAATAGGAAATTGCATTGGGTTATAAATTTTATTTACAATCATAATTAGCCACCACAAGTCTATATTTCTGTATTCATTATAACTTATAGCCGTCCAAGGCATATTTCTATCCATTACTATTTCATAATAAGTTGATGGGTCCAATTCATCGAGTATATATAATGCGAAAGATTGTAAGTTATAAAAATATTGATTCTCTTCAGTCAAGTACATCTTGAAAAAGTTTTCATATTGATATTCGCTAAGTCTAGGTAGACTTAAAATACTTGTTTGATATTCTCCGATTGCAGAAATATTGTCTGTATAAGATGTTATCATTTTCTAACTTGAGTTTGTTTGTTTACTTTTTGCGAAACATCAGACATTGTTCCGCTATTTAATTCGTTCCTGAGTCCGCTTAGAAAATTACCAACAATTCCACCAGAACTTTCTAAAACATTTACTTTGTTTTGTTTTTCAAAGAGCATATGATAAAGGAAATTCCTGCTTTCCGCAATAAGACCATTCAATGTTATATTAACCATATATGCATCTGGTATAATCGTTTGGATTCTGGCCGTTCCTCCTCCGCTGCTGGGAACGTTTATGTAATAACTTCTTCTTGAACCCATAAATTGAACATCAAGTGAGCTTATAAAAGCATATGGCATATACTTAATACCGGGTAACATGACTTCATACAAACAAGGAGGTTCTATCAAATCTCTACTTTTTCTATTTGGTCTGTTTTGATAAACGAGCATGTATATAAGTTGCCAGTTCCTTTGAACATCTTCAAATGTTGCCCAACCAGTATTAATCAGGGGGAAACTAAATGAAATTCTGTCACCTGATGCACCAAAGGAGTAAAATTGAGGTTTTTCTATGTAAATACCCGGCTCCATTATATTCATCGATGTGGAAAGACCATATGCTATTTTTTCCGCTGCTTGTGCTCCCGCCGATGCTAATGCTCCCAATCCGGTTGTTCCGGAAAGTATACTATCATCATTCTTAAATGTATTTTGAACGGCATGGGCGGAATTGCTAAAATAAGGCATTCTATATACAAATTTAGTATCTTCTGTCAGGTACAATCCTTCATATGGTGCAAGAACATCTGAAGATGCCAATTCCCCCGTTAATGCTCCCAATATTCCAGATGCGCTTTTTCCTGTGATTGCTTGAAGAATACCCGAACCCATGAAACCACTCCCAAAGTTGGAAGCTGCCCCAACAATTTTTTGCCCTATTCCTGTAAAAGCTCGTCCTACGGTGTTGCTTAAAAATCCCCCAATTGCTCCAGATCCAGCCGATCCTGATAAAAAATTTGATATTCTTCCTCCAGCCTGACCTCCTTTTTCACTGGCTATTGCAGTATAATATGCCAATTGTGCAATTAAAGAGTTAGTTTTAAGTCTTTTTTCTTTAAGCATTATTGCGGGAATGTCTTGCCTACTGCTTAATTGCGAATTCGTCCAATAAAAACCATTAACAACATCAATTAAACCACCTGAACCTCCTGTTATTGAGTCATTTTTCAAAAAGTTTTTGGAGAGAGAATTTGAAAGCCCTCCACCAGAAGGAACCATTTTTGGTGCTCCAGATGGACTGTTGCAATCCGAATTTGATTGAAATCTAAACAAGTTTTTCACTCAAATTATTTAGACGTAAGATCCAATGTTATTGGCTTTCAACTCCAATCCCTTTATCCCCACATATCCCTTTAAAGGTGCATTTGATCTTAGACTTTCTCTGTAAACATCTATAAAATTAGTTTGAGGTGTTTTTGGATTATTTTGAGATTGAGGTGATGGTTGTTGAATTGGAGTTTCTTTCACTGGCTCTTTTGATTCTTTAGGTTGCTCTTCCTTTTTGGATTCGGGTCCACCTTTATTAATTCCTTGTATAGCATTTAATACTGATTCAAATCCTTTTTTCATTTCTTCAGATAAAGATGTGAAATCTTTATTATCTGATTCTTCTCTTTTTTCTTCAGATTTTACTGAATTTGGTGAATTTTCAATTTTTTCTACATTTGATATTGGATTTTTTTTAGTACTTTCTTCAATAGGTTCTTCTTTTAAAATTCCATCAGATTTACCTTCTTTTTTAATTGTTTCTAAAAATTCCTTTTCTTCTACATTTTCTTTTTTAATTGTTTCTAAAAATTCCTTTTCTTCTACATTTTCTTTTTTTACAGGAGTTTCTAAAAATTCCTTTTCTTCTACATTTTCTTTTTTTACAGGAGTTTCTAAAAATTCCTTTTCTTTTTCTTCTTCAGATTCATTTTCAATCCCTTTTTCTTCCTTTTTCTCTGAAATAACTGGTTTCTCCACTCCTTTTAATGCCATATTTAAAATATTATTTTTTGTTTCAAAATTTACACTCTTGGAGTTTTCTGTTTTATTTTTATTGAAAATGTTGTTTATTGTGGATTTTATATCATCTTCTCTTTTTTGTTTTTCAACATTAATATCGGCTAGTCTTTTCTCTATTTCTGACAATTTGGAAACAATCGTTCTATCTGGATTTTGAATATCACCCTTCTCTTCATTTTTAGATGTAAAATCTTTTTTGACATCCTCTAATTCTTTTATAGTTTGATTGTATTCATTTACATATTTCTTATTTTCTATAATTTGATTGTAATAATTTTGAATATTTTCTTCATTTACGGTGACATTGTTTTTTTGGAGATATGATTTTAAATCATCCAATGTCATGTCTTTTGTTTCCATAATCAAGTCTTCTTTTGGTTTTTCATCAGATGATTCCACACTCATCCCTTTACTTGGTAATGAAATATTTTTCTGATCAGCTATTCCGAAAACATTTTCTGGAGCATTTTTTTCCATTTTAATTATTTATTGGACAGAAACATGTCCATCTCCTTTGGACTCATTTCATAAATTTCTGAAAGAAGAAAATTATAATCTTTTTTAAGTGTCTTTATTTTTTTGTAAAGACCATTCATATTAGTGGAATAAACAAGTTTTAAAAAATGAAAAAGACTGTTATCGAAGCAATTGAAATATACATTTGGTATATTTTTAATTATCTCTGGAACTTCAAACATGAGAATTTTGTTCTTTTCTATATGTTCTTTTATTTCCTCTATATATTTTCCCGTTTCTTTTAAAATATCATTCGCGTCAGAATAATATAGATATCGTGGAATTGTGAAGTTATCGAATTTATATTTTTTAGATTCTCTAATAACGTTTTTTAAAATTACCTCATATGTTATTGGATTCGAATCCTCATCTTTCGCTGATAATTTCAATATAGGTTCAAGATATTCGCAGTTCAAATGCATTAAAATTACAAACTTGTCTAAATTTGTTAAATTTTGGCTATTTTTTAATGATTTTTCACAAATTGATTCAAATGTTTCATTTATATTTTCAAAATCTTTATTGATAATATAAGAGTTTAATTGAAAATAATCTCCGAAACAAAGTTTGTTTATTTTTAATTCTTTACCAATGCTCGGAATGTGGCATTTTGTGAAAAAATCCATAATTTTTTAGAAAAAACCTGAAATATTTTGTGGAAAATTTCCGTTGTTTTTTCCACCTTGAAATGGACTGATTCTTGAAAAATTTCCATTGAATGAATTTGATATTTTATCTATAATGTTTGGAAGAGGAAGATATAAAGAGTTGGATAACGCATAATCAGTATATGTCCAAGTGGTTTCTACCGTAGGTGCGGAATTAGGTTCATCGTATCCAAGTGTTTTATTTGAAACGGATGTGGGGGCGCAATTGAAAAAAGTCCAAACTTTTCTAGGGATCATTGAAACGTTTTGAAATGTTCTGGTATACTGCAAAACGTATACCGTGGATTTAACATTTCTAGGATCTCTTTTCGTCACCGTGTCGTTTTCTCTTGCAACGAATCCAAAGTGTTCAGCGGCAATAACCCAAGGTCTGATTATAAAGTCTGAGAATGAAGTGTTTGTCTCCAAGAAAGATATATTCAATGTGCTTGCTGGGGTTCTTCCGTTTGAGAGAATACCTGGTAAAAATCCTCGCTCATTTTCAACATTCGCTGTTGTCGTTTTCATCGTTTCACTTGGAAGTATAACGCTCTGGGCGAATAAACAACCATTTACCTTTTGGAACCCATAAGATGTTAAAAGGTTCTTGGCTTGATCAATGTTATAATTTTTATAATCTCCACCAGTTCTTTCCAAACCTTGAAGGATGTTGGTATTGATGCATTGGGGAAATGGTTGAATTAGTACAATCCATTGAGATTGAAGTGGTATTGCCGTTAACCAAGATTCAAGTTGAAGAAGAAAGTAATCTCTAGTGGAAATTAATGGAGCGCCTTGGATGTTAAAACCAAAAAGTTCTCCAACTTGAGGTTGAGTCAAAGGATTTCTTCCGGAGAATACTCCTCCGATATTATCTTTAATGCCGTTTAATGCATTGTTGAATGCATCGCTTAATCCAGATCCCATTTGAATTATTTAGAGGGATTGGTTGGATTTTTAACTACCTCTAACTTCTCTCCAGTAGTGATAAGCGAGTTTGACATCAAAGCTCAAAACTCCACCAGTTCCTTCTGACATTGTATATGATAATGCACCGACATCTCTGATGCTAACACCTACCAATTGATATTGATTGACTTTTTCAAAATTAACATCGAGTTGAACGAGGTCGATTGTTGATTTTTGTGTTGGAGTTAGATAATTTCCTGTGCTGTTGGCATCATTGAAAGTATCATTGGTCCATTGGAGGAACTTCTTTCTTAAGTCAGAATTTGCACTGCAATAGAAAGTGATACCGTAACTCTCGGAACTGGGATACGTTGCAAGACCTGGTAAATTGAACGTCAATCCCATATATTTCGTTGGAACATTTCCAATCGATCTGGCAGGAAGTGATGCTGTTCTTGCATAAACAAGATCGTTTTCATCGAATTTAATCGATGTTCCTTGTGGGGTAATGTTTAAGAGTCTAAATTGAACATCACGTGCGAAATCGCGCTCTGATGCTACTCTGTAGAAGTCTTGAATGGTTTGTTTTGTTGCGGCCATAGTATTTTAATTATTTATTAACCTCCGATTAGTTCATCGAAATTCGTTCCAGTTCTAGTCGCATAGAAATTTATCAAGATAAATTCTGCTGCTCTTACTGGTTGAAGGTAGATGTCAATTTTGAGTTCGTTATTGTCGATTACATCAGGTGTATTGTTCAATTCGGAACAGACGATTCTATAATCATAAACGCCTTCAGTGTTCTTGGCATTTTCGAATATAGGAGTTAGAACGTTGACAACTTGGGTTCTTGTAAAGAGAGTATTTGGTTCAAATACGAAGAACTTGGCTGTTTGTTTTGTCACTTTTTCCAATGCTAGGAACAAGCGGCGAACATTGATGCGATCAAATGCTGAAGGTTTCTTCAAGAGTGTCTTTTGACCGAAGATAACGAATCCTTCATTCGGGAAGAATGGAACTGGATTCATTGAGATCTTGTAAAGTTGATCACGTTGTTTCATCTTCGGGTAGATGGCGAGATCGTTCACTCCAATTAGTACGCCGCGAGTAAACCCTGCGGGTGCATACCATGGTTGGAAATTTGAATCTGTATTCGACATTGTGCCACCAGCAAAACCTGAGAACGGAATCCATAGTTGTCGATTTGTCTGTGGATCTAGAATCTGCGCCCATGTCGCATATGTAGTTGCATATGAACAATTGGTTGTTCCAAATTGATGTCTCAATGGCCAATAGATGTGTTGAGAAAAGTTTGTTGTAACATATCCAGCAGCATATGGATCTGGGTCATTACCAGCATTTGGCGACCAGAGTTTTTTGGTATTGATAACCTTGCTGTTTGCGCCTTGAATGAAAATGTTTCTAAGAGGATCAAGAACAACCAAGAAATCTTTTCTTACTTTTTCCGCATAGTTGATGAAAATGTTAGAAATCGCAGTGTAGTTTCCGCGAATTCTTAGACCATCTTCATTTAGACGTTCTGAATTTGTTGTATAGAATGCAGAGAGTGCATTGAGAGGGGTGCTTTCAACATACTCACCAGCAGAAAGATAATCGGTATCATTTGTATATCCTGATTGCTCGATGGCATTTACATAAACGGTACCAAGACCACCTTCCAATGCTAGATCTATTGTGTAAAGTTCATCACTTTCCACGAGTTCAAATGCGCGATCAAGCTTCTTAGGAAGTGCTCCGATTGTTTTGTTTACAGTTACAGTATTGTTGTAAACGCCAAGAGGGAAGAGTGCATCAGCATATCCATAAACGGATGCAATCGATGAAACTGTGGCGGATGGTGCTCCAACTCTATCGACGAAAGAAGAGAGGGTATCAACATAACCAGCAACGGTATACATGGTTTCCAATTGTTTTGTGAGGAATCTTACTTTTTTGCTAGGAATTCCATTATTATTGAGCCAAGTGGATGTAAATCTATTGCTGACATTAGGATTAATCAAAACCTCGATGTTGGCAGAATCTTCCGCGAGTCTGGAAATGTTAAATGTTCTCGCGGGTCCACCATTTTGATCCCCAACTTGTCTGTGGTAATCGAAAGATCCAGTGTAACTCTCATTAAGAACATAATCCAATGCAATAGTATCTGGTGTGAAAATGCTTTGGCGAAGTTTGAAAACTGCAAGCGATGCACTGTCTTGATATGATGTTTCGCTGATATCGAACTTGGAAAGATTTTCCATGACTTCCGAAATGGAATCCCCTCCTCCAAATTTGGTAGCGGAAAGTGTGAAGTTAAGACGATTTTTAGGAATTGTTGTATAATTCGAAATGGTATCAGATGATGATTGGATGCCTTGGATGCTCAAAACTGAATCAAATTGAGTTGCGGGGTTTAAATTGCTGTTATCAGCGAAACCTACATAGTAACCTTCGAATTTGTTGTTTACAGTGGTTTGAGATTTATTAAGAACAATTATTGCTGAATCTCCTAGATTTCCGTATGTGAATGAACCGGATACGGATGGAGAATTGCTCCAATTGATATTGCCTTGAACGATGTCTTGATATTGTTCCGCGCTAAGTTCAACGTGAGTTGGTTTACCGATGAAGT